TGATGCTTCAGTGGCGCGCAATTGGCGCTTGCTCACGCATCGTCTTCCCCGACGTGATCATGAAGCTGTACACACCCGACGAGATGGGTGCTGATGTGACGATCACCGAAGACGGCGGCATGGAAGTCGTCAACGTCGAGACGGGTGAGATCGTCGACGCCGCGCCGGTGGTCGACGCCGCCCCGCTGCCGTTCGCACAAGACCGCCCGCGCATTGAACAGTTCGTTGCGCGCATGGCCGACGCTTACGGCCTGACCGCGCCGGAGATCGTCAAGGCGCTTGGTGTCACCCGCTTCGGAGAGTATGCCGGCAGCGAAGACGACGCCGAGCGCGCAGTTGCGGCGTGGGTGAAGCCGGAAGCCGCAGCGCCCGCCGCCCAGCCTGTCGAGCCGAAATCGAAGGCGAAGCCCAACGGCAAGGCCGCCGACAAGCTGCCCGACTGGACGCCGGAACTCGCGCAGGCGTGGGCGAACATGCTGAAGTGGGCCGCTGACGAGTTTGACATGAACGAAGAAGCGGTGCTGCTCACGCTGAACGACGTGCAGCCGCCTGTGCTGTCAAAAAAGGACTGGCGCGGCACGACCATGCAGGCGCGCGGCGCGGTGCTGGCCGGCTTTTGCGAGTATGACGCCGAGCGCATCGACGCCTGGTGTGACAAGGCGAAGGTGACGGACGAACTGCGCGGGCGCGCGAAGGACATGGCCGAAGCGTACAAGCTGGCCGCTTCCGAGGTGCGCTAGTGGAAGGCCGCAAGGGACACCGCAATCACCCAAAGCATGGCCGCATGTATCTCACAATCGCGCAGTTCAATGTCTTGGGCGCGATGAACACCCTGCGCCTGAAGGGTGACTACTTTATCGACTTGAGCGACGTTCACGGGCAGATCGTCACATCGCTGGTGGGACGCGGCTATATCGCGCCGCGTTCCGCCGCCCCCGACGAACACGTCTACCGCATGACCGGCTTAGGCTTGGACGCCTACAACTTGTTCAAGGTGCCGCGTCTGTATCGCAAGGACGGCTTATGCCCGCGCTGCGGCAAGCGCCCGCGGCAAGACTACGGCCACCGGCTTGGGAACTACTGCGTCGAGTGCGCCGCCGAGGTGCGACATAAGCACTACAAAGCGAAGGCGACGCTGCGCGACCCCAACAAGCCGTGCGCGCGCTGTGGTGCGACGCCGCGCCACGTCACGCCGTCGGCGGTAAGCAGCTACTGCATTGACTGCTACCGCGAACAGGCACGCATTGAGCGCGTCCGGCGCGAACAGCGCATCCGTGACCGCGCCGCAGCCGGACGGGTGACGACCTGCTCGCATCCAGGCTGTGACAAGCCGGTGCGGATCAGCGCGCACTCCATTTCGGCCTACTGCGCCGAACACAGCAACGCCAAGCGCATGGACTGTCACTACCGCCGGATGGCGCGCAAGTATGCGCGTCTGCGCGTCGTGCGTCCCGCCGAGTTCCAGCAGGCCGGCGACTAGCACCCACCGACAACTGCGCGGGCCGGCGTCAACTGCTGGCCCGCGTCAACGCGAAAGGAGTCGCACTTGCAAACGAATGACGTGACGCTCCAACTTCCCTACCCGCCGAGCGTGAACCGCATCTGGCGCAACGCCCGCGGCATCATCTACAAGACGAACGCCGCACGCGACTACCGCTACTTCGTCGTGAGCGAAGCCAACCGCGTGAGCCTGCCGCTGCTGACCGGCGCGGTGGCGCTGACCGTTCACCTGTTCCCGCCGCAGTCCAACTGTGACATTGACAACGCGCTCAAGGTGCTGAGCGACGCGCTGCAAGGCATCGCCTACCACGACGACAAGCAGGTGGTCGAGCTGCACGTGTACAAGGCGCAGGGACGCGGCAGCCGCAAAACAGCGCGCGCACTCGTGCAGGTGCAGCCGGTCGGTGGACGCGCATGACCCCCGACATCACCATGTTCCCGACCGTTCTCGCTGCCGCTGACCTGTTCATCGACGCCATGACCGCCGCCGGCCTGTTTGACGACGACTGGCGCGAGGCGCTGCTGTCGCTCGTGCTGACACTCGAAGCCGATCTGCTGACGTTGGGCGACGCGCCGGTGGAGTGGGTGCAGTGAGACGGAAGCCGTCCGCACCACTTGTTGCGCCCGCGCATCATTCGTGCTATACTACCTGTAGCGTGTCGCGCTACCCTAACGGAGTAGCTATGCACGCATCCCACAAAACAGAAGTCACCGCGACGCTTGCGACGTCCGGTGACACGATCACAGAAAAGGACCTTCTGCGATGAGTGACATTGTAACACACGGCGATTCTGATCGCCAACCCCCGAGCGAACCAACTTACACGGTAGGATCGCTGTTCTCCGGCATCGGCGGCATTGACTTGGCTTTCGCCGCCGCCGGCTTCGACGTGCGCTGGCAAGTCGAGATCGACCCCTACTGTCAGAAGGTGCTGCGAAAGCACGCGCCCCACTACTGGCCGAACGCCCAACTGCACACCGACATTTACGACTGTCACGACCTGCCGCACGTTGACGTGATCGTGGCGGGCTTCCCTTGCCAACCTTATTCGACGCTTGGACACCGCGCCGGCGAACGTGACCCCCGCTACCTTGTGCCTGAAATGTTCCGCGTGATTGAGGAGGTGCGTCCCTATGCTGCGCTTTTTGAGAACGTCCCTGGCTTCACAACAATTGATGATGGCGGCACCTTTAAGCAGTTTCTTCGGACGCTTGCCGCGTTGGGGTACGATGCGGAATGGGGCCGTTTGTACGCTTCCAATGCCGGCGCGCCGCAGTACCGTGAGCGATGGGTCTGCGTGGCCTACGCCGCTGGCGACAGACACGAAGAACCGCAACCCGTTACGTCCGGTGCTAACAGCAGACGGCACGGTGCGCCACTTGAATCAGGCCGGTGGGCAGAACGTCATGCGTCTGAATCAAGTCGTCAAGTATTGGGAAGCGCAGCGGCGCGATGTCGAGCCGCAAGAAGTGATCAATCCCGCTTGGACACTCACCTTAATGGGCTTTCCTGCGGACTGGCTGGACACCGCTTCCCCGCCGGACAAGGAGCCGAGCCCGCCGATCATGAGCCGCCCCGTCTTATCCCGTCACAAACGCCGGACTGGAAGGACAAACAGCGCGCGTTGGGTAACGCGGTCGTCCCGCAAGTCGTGCTGCCCATCGCGCAGGCGGTACGCGAGTACCTAGACGCGCAGGCGCGGGAAGGCGGTGCTGAATGAGCGCACCTATCCAACTCACCGGCTTCTTCACCCCGAACGACTACGTTGATCGCGCTATGGAACACCTGCTTCCGCAGGAATATGTCGTGCTGAGTTTCGCCGCGCGGCACATTCTCGGCTGGCGGGACAAGATCAACGAACGCGCCGCGCCGATCAGCTTGGAGATGTTCGAGCATGGCTTCGCATACACGGACAAGGAAACCGGCCAGCCGCGCCGCTTCGGTGGCTGCGGACTTGCACGCCCGACGATCTCCAAGTGCCTGCAGGCGCTTGAAACGTTCGGCTTCTTGGAGCGCGCGGGCTACCTACAAGACAAGGGCCAGATGTGGCGGCTTGGACAGTGGCCGAAATGGGACTTACTCCAAAAGCGCACCGCCGAGCGCGACGAAGCGAATCGCAAGCGTACAACGAAGGCGCGCTCTAAACGTGGTCGTAATGTCGCACTATCAATCGAGGGAGAAAACACAGACCGCGTCGGCGGTCGTAATGTCACACATGACGATGGTAGTAATGTCGCACATTACGATGGTCGTATAGTCGCATTAACTGAATCAAATACAAGTACAAATCCAAGTACAAGTACAACCTTTAGCGACACCGAACAAACGCCATCAGCTGACACGCCGATCACGTCCCAACTGATTAGCGACGGAAAGAACACCGTCGCTGCACAGGACACTTCGCATGAAGAAGTGATCGCCCTAGCGGACAGCACCGACACGACTCCTGTTAAAGAAGCTGTCGCTCCAAAGGGAAGCGCACGCAGCAGCAAGCGTAAAGAAAAGGCAATAGTCCACCGCGAAGCCGCCGCCGAGCCGTCGCCCTACTACAAGCCGACGCAGGACGAGCGCCACGCCATGTTCGAAGCGGTGTGCGCGCACGTCTTCGGCGTGACGGACAAGGACAGCATCCGCGAAATGGCGCGCGGCGATCACTCCCGCGCCGGCAAGATCGTGTCGTGGCTGCTGCGTCAGAACGACGCCTTTGCGCCCAACGGCAGCGGTAAGAAGGTGGTGGTGGGCCTGATCAGCGCGCCGGCCAATCCGCAGCACGTCGCGCAGTTTGCGGCGGGCTACAAGCTGAAACACCGCGACGCGAGTTTGCCGATTGACATTGTCAAGTTTACCGACGCTTGGAGAGCGTGGGCTTCGGAGAAACAGCGCGAAGCACAGCGGCAGCAGCGCCAAGCGCAGCAGGCGGCAGCGCGGGCCGCGGACAAGACTACCAGCCGCGCAACGCCGGAAGAACTCGCGGCGATTAAGGCCGAAATGGAACAGGCAAGACGCCAACTCAAAGAAGGGAGCGCCACTTGAATAACACGTTTAACGGGAATGGAAACGCAAAGGTGATCGTGCCGTCGTTCGTGGCAATTTCGCCCGACGCGGTGCCGCACGCTGAGGAAGCGGAGCAGTCGCTGCTCGGCGCGGTGCTGATCAATCCCGACACGTTTGACGACATCGCGCCGTGGCTGTCGCCCAACGACTTCTTCCTGCTACGCCACCGCTACATTTGGGACGCGATGGGCCGGCTGGCGAAGCGCAACGAAGTGATCGACATCATCACCCTCGCGCACGAACTCAAGGCGATTGGTCGCATGAGTGACGTCGGCGGCGAAGCGTACATCACGTCGCTCATGGTCAACACGCCGATCTCAATGCGGCCCGAAGCGTATGGGCGGCTGGTGTACAAGACGGCGCTGCGGCGGCGGTTGATCATGTGCGGCGACGAACTGCGTGGGCTGGCACTCGACGAGAAGGCCAGCATCGAAGACGTAATGGCCGACGCTGAACGCGCCTTCATCGCGGTGCGCGACACGTCGCTCGAAGACGACAGTCTGACCTTCAAGGACATGGTCGGCCAATTCATGGATCAAGTGTTCGACCGCATCGAGAATCCCGACAAGCCGATGGGCGTCCCGTCCGGCTGGCACGACGTTGACGACCTGCTCGGCGGCTGGAACAAAGGCGACCTGATCATCCTTGCCGGTCGACCTGGCATGGGCAAGACCTCGGCGATGCTGTCCACCGCGCTCAACGCGGCCAAACTCGGCGCGCGCATCGGCATCGCCTCGCAGGAGATGATGCACGAGCAGGTGATCGCGCGCATGGCGGCAATGGAGACGGGCATCAATCTACAGAAGCTGCGGCAGGGACAATTGAACGGCGACGAAACGCGCCGCTTCGTTAAGGCGATGGGCGTGATTAGCGACCTGCCGATCATGCTGATCGACGCGCCGCAGTTGACACCGCAGCGGTTACGGATGCAGGCGCTGCGCTGGAAGCGGCGCGAAGGGCTTGACGTGTTGATGGTGGACTACCTGCAGATCATGTCAAGCGGCGGCGCATTTCGGCAGAACGACCGCGTGGCCGAGGTCGGCTATTTTGCGCGCAGCTTGAAGGCGCTGGCAAAGGAACTCCGCACGCCGGTGATCGCTGCCGCACAGTTGTCGCGCGGGGTGGAAGGTCGGCAGGACAAGCGTCCACTGTTGAGCGACCTGCGCGAGTCAGGCGAGATCGAGCAGGAAGCCGACATCGTGGCGTTTCTCTACCGCGACGTGGTCTACAACGAAGCGACGCTGACGCCACACGGGGCCGAGTTTATCGTCGCCAAGCACCGCAACGGGCCGACAGGGACGGTTACCCTGCACTTCGAAAAGACGACGACACGCTTCACCGACGCAAAAGCCACGGTAACTGATCTCGCGGCGCTTGGAGTGGGGGCGGGCGGTCATGGCCTATAGTCCGAAGCCGAAGACGTGCGTGTGGTTCTCGCGGCACGCGCCGACACCGGCGCAGCGGCGCAGCCTGTCGGCGTATGAGATCGTGCAAGTCAATCCACCGGGCCGCGCCTATTCTGCGGTTGACGCATGGACGCTGATCACCAATCGCGCGCGCACGCCGGACTTGATCGTCGCGGTGCTGCCGTTGGGGATGCTGCGCCAACTTGTGGAGCGCGCGAATGTTTACGGCGTCCCCGTCATTCAAGCCTCGATGAAAGCCCTACCCCGCGACCGTTGGGAGTGGGATGGAACGTGGAATCGCGTGCTTAGCGTGCGAAAGGAGATGCAAGAGTGGACGCCCGATTCGTAACGTGGCCGGCAGTTGACGCCGGCGAAATGGCTGGGGTAGGGGTGACGTCAGTCCGCAGGCCGCGCAAACGGCAGACGCGCGGGCGGCGTCAACACCGCAAGCATCGAAAAGTGGACGGCATCGGCGTCAAACGCACACCAGAACAATGCGCCCATTGTGGCAATCATTTTTGGGCGCGGGCCGGACAGGTGTTCTGTGGGCATAGCTGCCGGACGCTCAACAATCGCATTAAGCGCGAACTCGCGCCGGTGGTGCTGGTGGCGGTGTTCGGGATGCCGATCCACAAGGCGGAGGAACAGCTTGAAGTGTTCGGCCTGGCGAAAGTGTCCAGGCTGCTCGGTAAGTTTCGGTGGGCATGGGATGCACGGGCAAAGGAGTGGCGGCAGGAATGAATGAGACACGAGATCGCTTCTGGTGGCTGGCCGCGTCGGTCGCGCTGTTCACGCTCGGCGCGTTGGTGGTGGGCGAACTGCTCGCCAATGGACTGGCCGGTGCGCTGCGCGTGCTGCTGATCGCTGGCGTGTCGGCGGGCGGCCTGTTCGCGCTGCTGGTGATTAACGAAGGCGACGCCTAATGACGCCGCGCGCCTTCGACCTCGCACAATTCAAATCCCGCTGGCGCGACGTCTGCGCGCAGTGGGACGTCGATCCACTCGAAGGCGCGACGGGCTACCAGTTGGTCCATATCAAGGTCGCGCAGAAACAGGCCGCCGCACCGCCGCCGCCGGAGACGAAAGTCACGATCACGCGCGCCGAACTCTACGGACTGATCGCGCACGCGCCGGTGCTGCCGGACGACCGGCCCATGCGCGCGGACGTGTTCGCGGACGCATGGCGGGCGGTGATCGCGGAACGCGCCGAAGCCAAGCGCCGGGCGCGGCAGACGTTCACGGCGGCGCTGGTGGTCGCGCTTCTGGAGGCGGAAGCACGCGACGCCATGCTGCGCGCGCTGCTGCGGACGCTGCCCCTGAGGGAACGACACAAGCGGCGCGGCTTTACGCTGCGGTGGGTGCCGGACGGCGCGGGCGGACTGGTGCGCGTCGAGACGGCGTTACAAATGGCTGGCGACTAATGAAAGGACGGGCATTGAAACGACGCACAAACGCACGCGCATCCGACAAGGAACTCTACGAACTCCGCGCATCCGGCCTGACGTGCCGCGAGATCGCCGCGCGCTTCACGCCGCCGCTGTCGGCCAACTCCGTCCGCGGACGCGCCAATCGCTACAAGCGACGCCTCGCCGCCGCTGCCGCGCTGCAGGCGGACGTCCGCAAGGCACGCGAGACAGCGCCCGCGCCGGTGGTGGAAGACGAGATCGACGCGCAGCTCGAACACGCGCCGTTGTTCCCGCTGCACACGATCACGCGCCCGCCGTCGCTCGACCATGAAGCGTGGGACGATCACATGAGCGACCTGCGGCGGCAGAATTACGTGACGGTGATCCACGCGAGT